TGGTCTTGAGGTCTTTGTCGAGGCTGGCGATGACGTCACCGTGCTCAGCGTTGGCGTTAATGCCAATGACGTCGTCGCCTTCGACTGCCTCGTAACTCTGCGTGATCCAGTTGTCGCGGATCCAGAAGTAAAAGTCACTGAGCCCAGCCGGCTTGCGGTACTTCACCCGGTTGGATTTGTACTGCGGAAACACGCTGTAGCGAAAGTTGGACGTTGACCCAAACGCCAGCACTAGGGCATGGTCCGGCGCAATGTCGGCCAGCTCCTCCATGGCTTTTGTGAAAGCTTCTTTTGCTCGGTGATGGTCAACGACATACGTCCACATGCCGTTGGGCCACTGCGTCTCGTATTCGTGCTGAGCCATGGCGCGGTAGCCATAACCCTCAGCATCAACCCACATGGTTGGCATCAGCTCAGCCCCCGCACAGTGCTTTCAGGCCAACGCGACTTGGCTTTTGCTCTGGCCTCTTCCATGTTTTTGGCGGTAACGGTCCACTTCATCTGGCTGTGAGTGCCAGGCAGATGCACGAGCACGGTGATCTCCTGCTCCTTTTTCTTTTTCTTGGCCATCACTGCCCCTCCATTTCAAGGACGTGGTGGATGGCGCGGATGTAGCCGTCGTACCACATCTGCAACGGCTTATCGTCGTCCTTAAAAGCATTGGTGTATCTGCGTTCTGCCTCAATCAGCAGGCCGCGCACCGCTGACTTGGTGACGTCGAGCTGGTCACTCTGCATCGCGGATTTGGATGTTGCGGAGGTCGTAAACGCGGGTAGTTCGATTGTTTGCGCCTTGCGACCAAACGACTGAACAACTGACCTCGGTGGTGTGTGAGACATGTGCTTTTTTCCAGCCATCGCCGGAGTAGAAGTGAACGGGTTTGCCACGGACGAGCTGTGACCAGCTCAGAACTGGGCGTCCGGGTCTTGCCATTTCTGTTCGAGTGATTGGGTTTCCTCGTCGAACCGGAATGAGCCTGCGTAGCCCTGCCTGCCGAGCATCCGGTTCTTCAGGCAGTAGCTGTGCGTCAGGTCAGTGCCTCGCTTGCGAGACAGCGACCAGATGGTGTCGGCCAGCTGGCAGATGCTGTGACTGCCACGGATGTCATGGAGTTCAGGGACGCCTCCGTCCTCCATGTTTTTGAACTGACTGCTGTTGCGGTTGAGGTGGCTGATGGCGAACACTGTGCAGTTGGTGGCTGCAATAAACGACCTGATTTTTGTGACCAGGGCGTCGAGCTGCCGCGTGTCCTGCGCCAAGCCAGAGCCAACAATCGTGAGGTGGTCGAGGTAGATGTGCTGGCAACCCAGCGACCTGACCATGTAGCTCATGCGGTTGAGGATGACCTGCTCGTCGAGCGACCCGAAGTGGTCGAACAGCTCAAGGTTTCCTGAGCCGGTGACGAACTTGTCTGCCTGCGCAACCTCCTCCATCTGCTCGTTCGTCAGCCCGCTGTAGGACTGCCGAGCGTGCAGCTGGACGCCTGCCTGTGCGCCGACAAAACGGAACACGGCTTCCTCTGCTGTCTCCTCAAGACCAATCCAGCCGACCTTGATCCCACGGCTCATGTCGTGCAGCGCCAACGCCCTGGCAAACGTCGACTTGCCCACCCCACTGCCGGCAATCAGCACGATCAACTGGTTGGCGTAGAAGGGTGTCTTCTTGTTCCAGTAGGTGAACGCGCAATTCGTAGCCCTGCACTCCCGTGGCTTTGTCGCAATGCCGGCATAGGTTGACGCTGATCTGATGCCATCAGGGCGCAACTCTTTAGCCGCGTACACCGCGTCTTTAACTGCCTGGCTGCCCAGTTCAGTCAAGGTTTCGTTGGCATCCTTGCGGCCGAACACCACACGGCGCACCTGGCCTGGCTCAAACAGAGTGATCAGTTCTTTGGCAGCAGCGTCACCCGGCTCGTCGTTATCAGTGGCGATGTAGACGACCTTGAACTGGTTGAACTGATCAAGGTGTTTCTTGACCCAGTTGGCCGCTGACTGCGCACCGTTCGGCACTGACACGCCAACCACTTTTGAGTTGGTGGCGGCGTAGATGCTCGGCGCATCGAACTCACCCTCTGTAATGGCGACGGCGTCCTGCCGTTCAGGATTGGCTAGGTGCCAGCCGAACCCGACGACCTCCTTTGCGTTGCCTTGCCAGCTGATCTTCTTCTGATCGTCGCGCCACTTGCGAGCGATGACCTTGCCCGCGAGGTCGCGGTAGTCAAAGGCAACGCCTTTCGGTGTTTGCCCAATGCCGTACTGCTCAAGAACGCGCGGCGACAGACCACGCAAGCCCTCTGATTTGTAGGCAGCAAATGCGACGGGAGTCATTGGCGAAACAGGCGGCGATCTGGGGCTGTCTTTCTTTTGCTTGTCTGTGAACTGCGTGTCCTTGCCACAGGCGAAACAGTGCGTGTGGTCCGTGTAAATCGCGAGACCATCACTGCTGTCACAAGCATCACAGGGGCCGTGACGAATAAACCGAGATTCACTCACTGACCTCCACCGCCAAACGTGGTGTGAAGGAAGCGACGTTGCTGTCTCGATCGACAACCCAGCCGCGGTGGTTGCCGGCGTAGACCGCCAGACAAACCTCTCCTGTCGTGGTGTTCTCGTGTGAGTGGTAGTCGAAGCCGCAGTTACGGCAACAGTGCTTGCGCTGCCTGAGGTTTTCGTCCTTTGGCATAGACGACAGGATGCGACTTTTCGTGTGCCCGCATTGAGGACACACCTGTTCTGAGGCTGTTCTCATGGCCAGATGATTTTGATGATGATGCGTGCGTCCTTCGTCGACGCTTTGACGTGGCGGACGTGGACGTTGTCGATGTTCGAGACCCGGTCGTCGGCCCACACAAGGGCATTGCCCGCGTCCATGACGCCGCCGAGCAGATTGTCCAGATCTCCGCGGCGTGGGCCGTAGAACGTCACTCCCATCCAGTGGATGTAGTCGAGTGGTTCGTCGACCCATTGCTCTGCCAGCTGGGCTCGGCAGTCCTTCATCCATGCCTTGTATTCCTTTGGCATGTAGGGGCGTGTCTGCCCCATGAACGACCGTGGCCGAGCCTTCGAGCGCGGCTCAATCTTCAGTCGTAAGTCCCGGCGCTTCATTAAATACGTTTGTGTCATCAACAAAGCCGCCAGGGACCGGAGTGAAGGCACTAGCTTCCGCATCTTTTGTGTAAGCGACGTATTCGACGACTTGGACTTGCCTGGGCTGGAAGGTCATGCCGGCCCCTGTGCCTTTGTTTGGCCAGGCGTAAATGTCGAAGGCGATGACGATCTTTGACCCGTTGCCAATCATGTTGGACGGGTTCCACGGGTTGTTGTTGCTGTCAAAAACAATCGGCCCCTCGCTTGCAGGTTTCACGCCTTTGCTCGGGAACTGAGGCAGCTTGAAAGTGGCGACGCTGATCTCGCGGGGCTTCTCTTTGTCCGGTTTTACCGGGATCCAGTTGCTTGATTTCTTGGCTTCGCCGTGCAGCTCGGTGTACTTGCCTTCCATTTCCTCGATCCAAGCGATGTGATCGGGGTTCTTGTTTTCCAACAGGATCTCGACGCTCCAGTTCGGCAGTTTCTTGGGATCAAACTTGTTTTCGCGCGCTTCGCCAAGCAGCTTGCACCAGCGGCATTCAGCCAACGGTGTGAAAAGCAGTTGCGGCATGTGGTCGTGGTCCTTGTGATGGGCCTGCGAAAGGTAACGCGCATTGCTCTCCATGTCTGTAGATATAGATCAGTCTCATGAGTACAAATACGAGTTAGACCCAATCAGGCCATCCGACAGCGTGCCCACCAACGGTGGCGCAGGCAGTGACAACCCTGACGACAACTGAAATTCCTCGTGTGCCACTGCCAACCAGTTGACCCGGTTGAACGACGCAAACCCATCGAGCAGGTTTGTATGTAGAAACGTGGCATGGTCTATTCGCGTTGCGAAACAATCGTGATTTGACAGCACGGGCACGCCATGCACTGCACAGGTGTAGATGATCTGGTGGGCCAAGGCTGCATCAATGCCATGGGTAAAGTCCGCGCCGATGCCCTTGTTGGCCTGCGTGGCTGAGTAACCAGCATCAACTGGCTGATCTTGCAGCGTCAGGTTCATCCGCTTGCCGAACAGCAGCGTCTGCACAACGCGCTTCTTTGGCACGCGATCGGCCTTGCGCATGGGCCAGTTCATGCCTGTCGTCCACTCCAACGGGTAGCCGGCAACCATTACCTTGCGGCACACCTTGCGCAGCCACGCCTTCACCTCCAAGCAGGGCGCCACTGTTGCCTTCAGCTCAGCCCACA